TACTTGTTCAGTAACTACTTATTATATCTATAAAGAAGTGAAGAAGGATTGGTAGGTACCCATTGACACGTGTCAAAATTGACACATCTAGTAATAGACTTCTAAGTTTATTATACTAGATGTATGGATAAAAACATTGGAAAAATAATAGATTCAAAATTGAGAAAAAATTTAAAAATAAAAAAGGACTGTTCTTGCTGCGGGAAAAAACATTCCTCTCTTCCAGAGGAAACAATTGAATATGGAAATATGTACTGGTTCAATTGCTCTTGTCAGTCTACTCTTTGTGTGAAAGTGAAAGGATAACAATGCTGACTGCTGAAAGAGAGAAAGAGATTAGATATAGAACCTCTATTGTGAATGCATGGATGCAGGACGGCTGGCCGTCAGAACTCCTCGCAGAGATCGACCGATTGAGGGCTAACTCAAATGAGATACTCGTTATTGCCCTTGGAAGATTGAATGAGATCGAGCAGCTCCGCGAGAAGCTTAAACTAGCTAACGAATTATTAGATGAGCATAGATCGTTTATGGGGCGCGAGGCTTTACATAAGTTATCCAAGATTCGAGGTGAAAAATGAGCTTGTGTAGCTGCGATCCAGAAAAAGAATATGATTTAGAGTGTTTTTCTCACGGGGCATCTAACAAGCTTAGGTTGAGAATAAAAAACCTTGAGGAAAATATGGGTATGGCATTAGAAGGAATTGATCAGGCAGCGAGAGATATAGAGTTTGGAACCAGTTCTTTGTATGACGTCGTAAAACAACTCATTTGTTTAAGTAATAAGCTTCGAGGATAAAATGCTGTCACATGAAGTTGAACAGAAGATTAGGAGATATATCTATTTACGCAGGCTACCACCAACGGATGCAATAAACGATGAACTGGTTGAGCTATGGGACGAAGAGATTGATGCTCTGGATATTGAATCAATCCTCCTCGCAGAGATCGATAGGCTTAGAAATGACTATCGAAACAGTTTGAGAGACACTGCGGAAGTTTTAAAAGAACGCGATCAGCTCCTCGATTCTCTTGAGAAGATTAAGAAAGTAACTGGACATTCAACCCTTCAGTGGAAAATTGCTGAAAACGCCATATCCAAGATCCGAGACGAGAATGCTTAGTCCTGAAAGAGAGAAAGAGATTAGGAAGTTTTTGGACAATGGATCTGCTGGACATCCCGATTCTTGGTATGAAGATTACAAAATGTTTCTATCTGAGATTGAGGCTCAGGTTAGCTTGGCAATCGGATTGCGATGAATTTGAAGACATAGAAAAAGAACGCGACCACCTCCGTGAGAAGCTTGCTGTGGCTGTTGAGATTTTGGAAAAAATAGATTTAAACTGCAATTCTAATATGGGAATAGCATCATTCTCAGATCAGTGCTTCATAAATCTAATTACATTGCCAAAGGAATGGATTGCAGAAGCCCTAGCAAAGATTAGAGGCGAGAAGTAGTACTCCCCATATTTGCATAAATCCTGAGCTTGGTTCATCCCTATAAGAAGCATGGACTCAGCTTTCGAAGCTCAAAACAAAAAAGAAAAACTTCTTCGTTCCAAGGTCTTAACGAAGAATGTCTATAATCCTAAGAATTATGAGTTTGATGATTCATTCAAACCTTATGATCCAAATAATCCTCTTTCTGTTCATACCACCGCAGAACTCTTAGAATGCTTAAAGAATAATCCCCAGTATGAACTCGATGCGAAAGTCATTGGGTTCCAAGAAGGATGGAAGACTAAGCGCGTTAATAAGTCTCAATTCCTAGAGGCCTTTCAAAGCGATCGGCTCGATCAAATCAAGTTTAGGGAGTCCAATTTTTTTGCAGCTGATTTTTCTCCCAATGCGGGAATCGGATTTGGGGTAGGAACGGACTTCACCCCCTTGCTCGGTGGTCCGTTCTTTAAAAATCTCTATTATTATCAAGACTATATTCGGATGCACTCCGAGTGTTTCTTCGCTTATCACCATGACCCGATCGCGAAGGCCATCGTCCAGATCACTCGAGATTTCGTGATTGGGAATGGATACGAAATGCAGTGCGACGTAACCACTCCTGAAGGGAAGCTCGCGGCCGCTGCTTGGAAAGCTTTTGAGGAAGTGAATGACCTTCAACTCCAAATGGATCAAATCTGTGATGAGATCTCCATTTATGGCGAGATTATGCTTTGGAAACTCCCTCATAATCAGGACAAAATTATTTACCGTTTGAATGCAGGCGACACCATCCCGATGGGGATTATTCCTCGGGTGAGACTGATTGATCCTTCGAACATTGTTGAGATCGTGACCTATCCCGAAGATATTACTCGGCCGCTTTTCTATGTGTGGCTTACCCCTACTCAATGGCAGATGTTCACTAGTGGAGTCGGAGATGGTCGACCTATGGATCAGGCCAGTACTCAACCCTCCCTGAAATTTATTTATCGCACCATTATGGCCGATCAAATACTTCACTTCAAAGTGAACTCGGTCAGCAATGAAAAGCGCGGACGATCGGATTACTTTCCCGTTCTTTCTTATTTAAAAAGATTGAGAGATATCGTTGATTTCCAATTGATCGCTCTTCAAAAGAATGCTGCATGGGCACTCGATACTGAGATCGATGGAGATCAAACTGATATTGACAACTATATTCAAGACCAAGCGAGTCTTGGAACCATCCCACCTGCTGGATCTGAGTTTGTTCATTCAACCAAGATCAAGCGTCAATATCAGGCCAATACTGGCTCATCCAATATTAACTCAGATGCATTCGCACTCGCGCTCAGCATGGTGTGTGCCGGGGTAGGGATTCCCGTCTCATACCTCGGCACTCACCTGTCCGGTGGAACTACAAAAGCTTCAGCCTTAGTTGCCACAGAACCCGTAGCTAAGAAGATGGAGAAAAGGCGCGAAGTTCTCAAGAGGATTTTGAAAAAATTATGGTCCTATTGCATGGAGCAAGCAGGCCTTCCCAATGTTGACTGCAATGCCATGTTCCCTGAGATTATTACTCAAGATCGATCTCAGAAGCTCAAAGATCTAGCGCTTGCTGAGGCTCAAAGGTGGATCAGTCCTCAACGAGCCGCTTCTGCTGCTGCAAAAGAATTCCAGTTCCAGAATTTCAATTATGAAAAGGAAATTCAGGAGATGAAGCAAGAACTCCCTGAAATTCCTCAACCCTTAACTGCTCCTCCTGAACAAGGAAGTTCACCTTTTGGAGCGTCTCCCTCCGACGATGCGGACCCATCCAAAGTAGGAGTTGCAGGTCTCACCTCGGAAGAAAAGAAAACCGCGAGGATCAATGACACTCACTTCTGACAATCCCAATATCACGATGGACCCAGATCTCGATTTTTCAGGAGCAATGGAGTGGATTCATCAGCACACGAATTTTCCAACGTTCGAGGAATTTAAAAAAAATCCTGACAAGTATCGTCAAAATCCAGACGAAATCTTTGAGTGCATCGACAATCACAATACCTTCTTCAAAGAACGGGTCGCTTCCATTGTGTACTATTGGAGAGGGAAATATGAGTGTCGAACTCTTTCCAAGCTTTTTGACATATCCCGGAATGAAGGTTTTAATGGCTCTCAACTCGAGATGGAGCCGATTGCTGAACCCATGGATGGGAGCAGTAATCAACATGACACTCGAATCAAAATCACCGTGAATGTTTGGCCTAAGTCGGAGTTTAGAATGCGTGGGGGCATTGTATCCAATGACTAAAGAACATGGGATTGTGTACCCTTCGGGGGCAGTCCATATCTCAACGCTTCCATTGAAGCTTTATAGCAAGCTCAAAAATGTAAAACCTTCTCCCAAAACTGGGAATGAAGCAGATTCCGGTTCCACTCAAACGGCCGTTCTTCGGGGAAAAACAAAAGAATCCTTCAAATTCAAAGAATCCAATAACTCCCCTTTTAAGAACCATACCTTTCAAGTCATTCTCATTGAAGAAGGAATGGGGAATTTTAAAGATCGATTCTTTTACACAAAAGAAGCTCTTCAAAAGGCGGCGCAGTCCAAAATCTTTGAGGGGATTCAATGCTACGCCGATCATCCCACCGAAATCGAAGAGCAAGTCCAACCCGAAAGATCCACTCGAGATATTCTCGGATATTATGAAAATATCCAGTATGAAGAATCCGATGATGGAACTGGAACTCTAGTCGCTAATCTTTGTATTGGCAATTCCATCTCTTTAGATTGGGCAATGAGTCTTTTGACAAATTCTATAGATTACTCCACAAAGTTTAGAGAATCAGATCTTGTTGGACTATCGATCAATGCGAGTGGTTCGGCAAGTCAGGTTGAGATCGATGCATTCCTTCAATCTCAAAAGCTTTCACCCTCGGTGATTGAGAAGTTGAATGAAGCGAAAACACAAGGAATTAGCGAGATCAATATCGTCAATGAATTGACTCAAGCCCAATCCGTTGATCTCGTGACCAAGGCTGGTGCGGGTGGGAAAATCTTAAGAATGCTAGAAATGGAGAAAAGTATGGGTAAAACAAGGAAGTTTTTTGAATCCGAAGGGGAATCTGAAAAGCATGAAAAACACCACGAGGATGGTGCTGCGGATGCTTCCGCGATGGCTCCAGGGTCTGCTGGAAAGCCTGATCATGCTGATGAAGATCAAGACAAAGCGCTCTTTGCCAAAATGATCAAGCAATACTTGGGCAAAGATGATGCGGATCAGGAAGAGATGGAAATGGCAAAACATGCCTATCAAGCCCACAAAGAAGGCGGGATGGAGCACGGAGAAGCCTATGAAGCCGCTGGAAAACATCTCAAGATGGCTATGGAAATTGGTAAGAAGATGGCTCAATGTAAACAGGCCAGTGAATCAGAACATGAAGCTGAGTCCGAAGCAGAGAAGAAAGAAGCTCAATCCCCTCCTCCTGCTCCAAAAGGAGATGGACCTGCTGCTAAGAAAGAATCGGATTATATCCAGCTTCATGGGGAAGTTGCTCGTTTAAAAGAAAGCGTCAAGCAATATGAGCTGAGAGATTATCTGGATTCAAAGATGAGAGAATCCAAGCGTTCTAACGCTTTCACCAAGAAATTCCGCGAAGCTTTAGGAACACCTAAATCTAAACCTCACATTGACGAGATGTGGAAAGTTTTCTTGAAAGCTGCTGATGCCGGTGTCGAAGAAGTCGGAACGGAATCAGACGTCTTTTTAACCGAAAAATCAAATTATCGTGAATCTGAAAGCTCTACTGGAAAAGTAAACTTTCCACATCTC